ATTGGAATATACAAGCTGTTCCTAAAGAAATGGCTAAAGATGTCATTTAAAAAAAATAAATACACAGTTATTCGTCAAGCAATATCAAAAGACTTAGCAGCTTTTGTTGCAAACTATTTTTTAATGCAAAAACAAGTTTATGATACTTGTAGACAATCAAAATACTTTTCACCTTTTGAAAATATTATAGGTTATTACGAAGGTGAAAATGAACAAATACCAAATACTTATTCTCAATATGCAAATATGGCCATGGAAACATTATTATTAAAATGTCAGCCAGGTATGGAAAAAGCAACAGGATTAAAACTATATCCTGCATACACATATGCGAGAATATATAAAAAAGGTGATGAATTAAAAAGACATAAGGATAGATTCTCTTGTGAGATATCCACTACTATGAATCTTGGTGGTGATGACTGGCCTATATATCTTGAGCCATCTGGAGAAGTTGGTAAAAAAGGTATTAAAGTTGATTTAAAACAAGGTGATATGTTAGTCTATTCTGGCTGTGAGTTAGAGCATTGGAGAGAAAAATTTAAAGGTAAAGAATGCATTCAGGTATTTTTACATTACAATAATCGAAAAACACCTGGAGCTAAAGACAATATGTTTGATAAAAGACCACATCTTGGTCTTCCTTCTTGGTTTAAGAGATGATATAATCCGCTTGTGTGGGGGGTTTACCACCAATCACCACCCCCTGCACTTATTTTATTATGGGACTAGGAATTGTAGCAATAGCACAAGATGCGATAGCAGCATTGGGGACACCGACAACTTTCGTTCAAGTTACGGGTCAACAAATCAATGCTAACGCAGGTAATATTACTCAAACTAATTCTGGATCAGTACAACTTACTGGTGTTCAAGCGACAGCGAACACCGGACAAATACAAGTAGACCCTGATATTGAAGTAACCGGTCTAGGTATGACCACTTCAATTGGTCCGTTTAGCATTAGAGCAGATGTGGTTACAGAGGTAGTTCAGGGTGAAGCTATATCTGTATCAACAGGCACACTATCTATTACAAGCTCACCAATTGTATCTTTAACAGGTATAAACATGAATGTGTCCACAGGCACTGTGGATGCTACGATAGTCGCTGATGCTACAACAAATAATATGAACATGAGCACAGGCTCTTTATCATTTGTTATTGATGGCTCTGTTGAATTATCTGGTCAAACAATCACCACTACTTTAGGTGAAGAAGAAGCAATTATTGACGTAACTGTGCAGCCAACAGGATTGAATACGACTTTGGCTCTAAATAGTGTTACTGTTGAATTAAATACTCCTGTTGATGTTACAGGACAAAATATGACATTAAACGTAGGAACTGTTGGGTCTATAGCTTGGTCAGAGGTAGATACAACAGTATCTAATGTATGGGTTGAGGTTGATATTGCTGCATAATCAAAATATAATATAATTTATGGCATCTACATTTTCTACAGACTTAAAACTAGAACTTATGGCTACCGGTGAAAATGCTGGTATCTGGGGTACAAAAACAAACACAAATTTACAATTAGCAGAACAAGCTATTGCAGGTTATGAAAGTATAAGTGTAACATCTGCAACTATTGCGTTAGCAATGTCAGACGGATCGATATCACAAGCTAGAAACATGGTATTAGGATTTGGTGGTAGTTTGACAGATAACACTACTGTTACGGTGCCTGATAGCATAGAAAAAATGTACATCGTGCAAGATAATACTACACATGGGTCAAGCACATTAACTTTTAAAACAGTTTCAGGAACTGGATTTCAAACAGATGCACAAAAAATTCATTTAGCTTTTACTGATGGTACTAATATTAATGAAATAGCATTAGATACACTTGGTGGTGTAATTAATACTGCCTCTATATCTGACAATGCAATCACAACTGCTAAAATTTCTGATAATCAAATTGTAACAGCTAAAATTTCTGATAATCAAATTACCACAGCAAAAGTTAGTGATCTTGCAATTACTACTGCAAAAATTAGTAACAACGCTATAACTTCCGATAAATTATTGAGAAAATTTACAATTACAACTAACATAACACCTGCTGGAGGTGCAAATGGTGACTTATGGTTTGTTTATAGTTAATGAGGATTAAATGGCAGAAACTTATGTCCACAATGGAACAGAATTTAAAAATGCTCAACAAATTTATGGCAATGTTTCTGGAACGTTTCAAGAAGTAAACGCAGCATATGCAAATGTAGGCGGAACATTTAAATTAGTTTTTTCAGCTTTTCAAGCTACATCTTTTGTAACATTATCATCAGGCACTGGGACTTTTACAGTTCCAGCAAATGCTAACGCATTACATGTACAAGCAGCGGTTGGTGCTGGAGGTGGAGCAGCAGGTGGAGCAGATTATGATAAAGCAGGTGGTGAGTCTGCAGGAGCAGGTGGAGGATCTGGAGGTTATGTATCTGATAAAGTTTTTTCATTAAGTCCAGGAGATACTTTAACATTTTCTATAGGATCTGGTGGTGCAGCAGGAAATCAAACTGCTAATTTTAAACAACCAAGAACAGCTAGTGCTGGTACAAGCACAACATTATCAAGTGCAGCTGTAGGATCATTGTTTGTATTAACTGGTGGTGGAGGATCATCAGGTACAGGTGGAGGTGTACAAGGACCATTAAGAACAAACACAGCTGGATCAGCGGGTACTGCAACAGTATCATCAACTTTAACTTCTGGTAATTTTAGAGATTCTGATGGTCAAACAAAAGCTCTTTCAACTTTAACTTCTGGACCCTCAGGCACATTTAACGATTCAGGTAATGGATCTACTGGATCTTTATCAGGTTCCGGTAATTGTGGTGGTGACAATTGTAGAATAAATGGATTTTCAGGTGGTGCATCTTACGACTCAAATATTGCAGGTGGAACAGGCGGTAGTTCATCAGGAGCAGGTACAAATGGTGGACCAGGAACAAGAGGCTCAGGTGGCGGAGGAGGTGCTGCACAAGTTAACGCTGGATCTACAAATGGTGGTGTTGGTGGTGACGGTGAAATTGTTTATAGATTTATAAAGGTATTATAATGGCTCTTACAAACGTAAAAATTATTCCTGGTTTTGATAAAACAGACACTCCATCTGGTGCAGAGGGTAAATGGATTGACGGAGACTTTGTAAGATTTAGATATGGACAACCTGAAAAAATTGGTGGATTTTCAGCTATAGGTCAAAAAACTTTATCAGGTCCAGCAAGAGCACAACACTCTTTTACAGACCTTGAAGGAAGAAAATATGCAGCAATAGGTACATCAAAATTATTAGTTATATATTATGGTGGTGCATTTTATGATATTACACCACTACAATCTGCTATCACTGGAGCTACGTTTACATCTACCAACAATAACGCAACTGTAACTGTTAACAAAGCAGCTCATGGTTTAGTTGTTGGAGAATATTTTACTTTTAGTGCTGTCACATTACCTGGTGGTGGTGCTACAGGGTATGCAACAACAGATTTTACAGATAATACATTTGAAGTCATAACGGCCACCGTAGACACATTTACTGTAACGATGCCATCTGTTGAATCAGGTACAGGCATGACAGCTGCAGGTGCAGCTACTATTAATCCCTACGAAGAAATAGGACCAATTTTACAAACAGCTGGTTATGGTTGGGGTACAGGTTCTTTTGGTGGGCAAGTTTCTGGAGCACAAACAACCACATTAAATGGTCTTTTACAAAATAATTCTGCAGGAACTGGTGGTGTAGGTACAAGTATTACACTTACATCAGCCACTGGGTTTTCTGCTACTGGAGGGACAATTTTAGTTGGAGCTTTGGGTAGTGCAACTGCTGAGATAGTTACTTATACTGGTGTATCATCTAATGATTTAACTGGGATCTCTAGAGGAGCTTTAGGATCATCTACAGCTGCACATAGTTCAGGAGCGTTAGTTACAGAAATATCTGCATTCATAGGTTGGGGACAACAAACAACTGTATCATCAGTTATACTAGATCCAGGAAACTGGGCCTTAGATAACTTTGGAGATATTTTAACTGCAACCATAAGAAATGGTAAAACATTTACTTGGGATGCTAGTGCATCAAATCCATTAGGACAAAGAGCATCTATAATGACAAGTGCTCCTACAAAATCTATTGTTACTGCTGTATCTGACAGAGATAGACACTTTGTGCATTTTGGTACAGAAACTGTTATAGGAGATCCTAATAAACAAGACCCAATGTTTATAAGATTTAGTGATCAAGAAAATTTTAATCAATATACACCTCTATCAACAAATACTGCAGGGACATTTAGACTGGACACCGGAAACACAATAGTTACAGCTGTCTCTGGTAAAGATTATATTTTAATTTTGACTGATCAAGCTGCTTACACTATGCAGTTTGTTGGTCCACCTTTTACATTTAGTATTAGACAGGTAGGTACGAATTGTGGATGTATTGGTCAACATGCTGCTGCATATGCTGATGGTAAGGTTTATTGGATGGGACTTGCAGGAGGCTTTTTTGTATATGATGGTACAGTAAAACTTTTACCAAGTCTTGTTGAGGATTTTGTGTTTCAAACAGATGGAGATAATCTTGGTGTTAATTATGTTTCTAATCAAATTATTTATTCATCTCACAATTCTTTATACAATGAAATAATTTGGTTTTATCCTAAGGGAACACCTATTGGTAATCCATCAACTCAAATAGATAGATCTGTTGTATATAATTATGTAGAGAATACATGGTCTACTATGTCTTTATCAAGAACAACATATGCAGATTCTATTACTTATGACAACCCACAAGCTACAGAGTATGACTTAACAGGTACTCCGTCTTTTCCTACTATTAATGGAGTCACAAATACATTTGGAGCTACAACCTATTATGCTCATGAAGATGGTGTAAATAAAATTGATTTAAATGGTGCATCATCAGCTATAACTGCTTTTGTGCAATCAGGAGATTTTGATTTACCAATAGACGGAGATGGTGAGTTTTTATTACATGTAAGAAGATTTTTACCTGACTTTAAAAACTTACAAGGTAATGCAGATATAACAATTGGAACTAAAAACTTTCCTACTGCAACTCTAAACACATCTGTATCTTTTGTAGTATCAACTACAACAGACAAAGTAGATACAAGAATTAGAGGCAGATTAGCAAATATTAAAATACAATGT